AATGACAGAACAAGAATTACAAGAACAGAACGACCACATAATGTATATGCAATCTATAGAGGAAGAATGTGCTATAGATATAAACAAGAAGATAGAACACCCACCTGTAGCAATTAGCTTTAAGAACAAGGAAGTAGTTACTAAAGATGGTAGTGTTAAAGAGTTTCCTATACCTATTGGAACTTATGGTAACTTTAGCTTTATACAAGCACCTCCAAAGTCAATGAAAACATTCTTCGTTAGTTTGTTAGGTTCTGCCTACTGTTACCCTGATGGTTCTCATACTAAAGGAATGTATTCTTTTAGGAATGATAGGCACTTTGTACATTTTGATACAGAGCAAGGAGAATGGCACGCACAGAGAGTTTTTAAACGTTTACAATGGATGAATTTCGCAGATAATTTAGACTTTTACCATACGTTTGCTTTAAGAAAGATAAGCTACAGAAGTAGAATAGATTTTATAGAGTATTACTTAGAACGAATGAGGGAAGAAGGCAAGGATATTGGATTAGTTGTTATAGATGGTGTAGCTGATTTAGTTTCTGACGTAAACAATTTAGAAGAATCTTCTGCTATAATACAAAAGATAATGTCTTGGACTTCTATCTATAATTGCCACATTGTAACTGTAATACATAGTAACTCTGGTTCAGATAAACCTACAGGACATTTAGGTAGTTTCTTAGAAAAGAAAGCAGAGACACAAATACAATTAGAAAAAGATGAGAACAAGTTTGGTTGTATAACAGTTTCTTGTAAGAGAAGTAGAAACACACCATTTGAATCATTTGATTTTATGTTAAATGAAAATGGATTACCTAAGATAATTAGCGCTGACGAATTACTTAGTTTCTAACAAATGTGTTGATAACTTTTCAATAAAAAATGCACCATAAACTATATATTTATAAAATAAGATTCAATTATGAAAGATTTTAGACCAAGATTAAAAGGTAAAATATTAAAGGCTTATAAGAACTTAACTAAAGTAGAGAACAGAGTTCTTGTTATAGGTGATTTACACGAACCATTTTGTTTAGATGGTTACTTAGATTTCTGTAAAGAACAGTATGCTATACACAACTGTAACAAGGTTGTTTTTATTGGAGATGTTATTGACAATCATTACTCAAGCTATCACGAATCATCAGCAGATGGTATGGGAGGTAAGTTTGAGTTAGAGCAAGCCGTGAAGAAATTAGCTAAATGGTATAAAGCATTTCCTAATGCAGATGTTACTTTAGGTAATCACGACAGAATTATTATCCGTAAAGCACAATCATCTAACATTCCAAGTAAATGGATTAAGGAATTCTCTGAGGTATTGGAAACTCCTAATTGGAACTTTGTAACAGAGGTTTATTACGATGGTGTTAGGTATGTTCACGGAGATAAAAGTGGTAAACCAAGAATGGCAGCAAAAAGAGATATGGTATCTACTGTATCTGGTCACTACCATACAGACTTTTATTGCGAGTGGATGTTTGGTAAGACAAGAGCTATCTTTGGTATGGCAGTAGGTTGTGGTATAGATAGTAAATCATATGCTATGGGATATATGCAAGGAGGTAAGAAGGAAGCAGTTGGTATCGGTATTGTATTAGGTGGTCATACTGCTTTTAACGTAAAGATGGACTTGTAATGAATTACAATAATGATTTTAAATACGATTTAAAGGTAGGTCAAGTTAAGGAAGAGGAGTTGGGTAATATACTTAACTCCTCGACTATTGAAGTCAAGTACGATTTAAAAGCATTAAACACAGGTAATGTCTATGTAGAATATTTTAGTAGAGGAAAGAAATCTGGTTTAGCTACATCTCAATCAGAATACTATTGCTTTGCCTTTGGAGATACATTACATTTAATAAAGACTAATGATTTAAAAGACAGATGTAGAAAGTATCTGAATACAGATAGAGATAGATTGGGAGGAGATAACAATACCTCTAAAGGAATATTATTACCTATAAACGAATTGTTTTAATGAAGCACAAAATTACATCCCCTTTATTTATTACGCTACCGAGAAAGACTGTAAAAGATAAAAGAATTGCTTTAAATATGAATACATATAGGAACTTACATCATAGAATAAGTAACGATGCTAAGAAAGCCTATTCAGAGGCTCTTAGAGGACAGTTAGAAGGCTTATCTATACAAACACCTGTCGAGGTAACTTATAAGGTCTATAAAGGCTCTAAAAGACGTTTAGATAAGATGAATGTAGTTAGTGTAGTAAGTAAGTTCTTATTAGACTCTATAACCGAATATGGTTGTTGGGAAGATGATAATGATGATTATGTAAAGAAAGAGACTATAATGCCGACAGAATTAGATAGAGAGAACCCAAGAGTAGAAATAATTATAAAAGAGATTTGATGTTAGAAAAGTTAGCAGTTCATCACGAGTTATGGATTAAGATGTTAGTGAATTTAGGTTGCGATATTGATGTTGCTAAAGACTTAGTTCAAGATATGTATCTGAGGATGCACAGGCTTGTGAAAGATGAGAAGAGGATTATGTATAAGGATGATGTTAACAGATACTTTGTGTGGATTACATTAAGGAATTTGTATTATTCTTATTTAAAAGATAAAAGAAATAGTATTTTTTATGAGATATTAGAGAATGATGAGGTTGTTGAATCACCATACGATGTAGAAGAGGATAATGCTTTTGAGAACATAATGACTCAAATAAATGAGATAATATCTGATTGGACTGTTTATGACAAGAGGTTGTTTGAACTGTATTTTATACAAGGCTTATCTTTAAGAGCGATATCAAAAGGAGCTAAGATTGGATTAACCTCTATACATAACTCTATACTAAACCAAAAAGCTATATTAAGAGAACATTTATCAGAAGATTTAATAGATTACTTTAACCAAGATTTTGACAAAATATGAGACCAGATAATTATTATTTAGAATTAGAGAAACAAGGATACTACGAAACTATAGACAAGAGGTCTAAAGATTACAGAGAGTATAAGGAATGGAAAGCATCAAAGAAAAGTGAAGACTACAGTAAGTTAAAACAGAATGTAGAAACACAATCAAAAGGTGTTGGTGATACTGTTGCTAAGATTACTAAAGCCACAGGAGTAGATAAGTTAGTTAAGTTTATAGCAGGTGAGGATTGCGGTTGTGATGAACGTAAGCAAACTCTAAATAAATTATTTAAATACAAGAAGGTTAATTGTGTTAGCGAGTCTGATTACAATTATTTGACTGAGTTTTTTGGTAGAAACACAAGGAAAGTTACAAATGCAGAAAAGATTAGATTAATAAATATATCCAATTATATCTTTAATGAGAATCAGAAAACTAACACAAGTTGTTCTCCTTGTATATCAGGTGTAGTGAATAAATTAAAAAAGTACTTGCAAGTTTATAAATAGTTTTGTAGATTTGCTTTAAATAAAACTAAATATATTATGAAGCGAACTAAAGAACAACGATTGACCAAGTTTTGGGAAAATAACATAAACCCTATTACAGGGTGGTTTGAGGATAAGAGAATGCATAAAAAACCTAAACATAATAAATCAATACAAAGTTATGAAGGTAATATTTGATGCAGACAGTTTAATATACGCCTCTTGTTTTAAGAGAAAGGATGACAGACAATCTACAGATGACATATTTGAGACTGATGTCAATGTAGCTTTCGATAAGTTTGAGGATAGCTTTGATAAGTTAATTTCTTTCTTAGAGGATTTGGTAGAGGTAGATGAGATTATCTTTTGTAATGGTTCTAAAAACAACTTTAGAAAGGATATATCCCCTACATATAAACTTAACAGAACTCAGAAGAGACCAGAGATATTGCCTCTACTTCACGATATGGTTAAACTTGCATATGATTCTGTTTATGGTGATGGTGTAGAAACAGATGATGTTGTTGCTACATTGTGGGCAGAAGAGGTAGAGAAGAATGGTATTGACTCTGTTATCATAATGTCATTAGACAAAGATTATAAGCAATTCCCTTGTTGGTTTTATAACTACAACTATAAGAATAGAGAGTTGATTAAAATATCAGAACAAGAAGCGAAGGAAAACTTCTATTCTCAGATGATTATAGGCGATACTGCTGACAATATAAACTATTGTAAGGGGTATGGTAAGGCTTATGCTGAAAAGTTGTTTAAAGAGGCTAAAAATGAGTATTCATTAATCAATAGAACCTATAGATTGTACAAAGAGATATACGGAGACGATGCTAAATCTATGTTTAATGAAGCTAAGTCATTACTAACACTTAAAACAGACTGTTATGAAAACATTAAGCGATGATGATAGATTTATTGTAGAGTTGTACTTCTCAAATTCGATAATAGAGATTCAAGAAGGACTTCCTAAGTATATTTTAGAAGAGATTTTAGAATATTACGAAGAACAAGAGTATTATTTGGCTTGTGCTGGTATAAAAAAGGCTTTAGATTGGTATGAGACTAATACTTTCACTAAAACAATGATAGAAATAGATAAAATAAGAGAAAATAACAAATTAAATTAAAACAAATACAATGAAAAGATATAATAAACAAACAGCAGATGATTTAGCTAAAGATTTTGAAGAGTTAACAGGAATTGAGTTAAATAGCAACTCAAGGAAGACAGAAATAATGATTACACGAACATTATTCTATAAAATATTAATGGATGTTAATTTTATGAACGATAGAATGATTTCAGATTGGTTTCAATCAAGGGGTGTGAAAAGACATAGAGCATCTATATTTCATTCATTACAAAAAATAGGTATTTACTATAAAACATACCCATCGTTCAGAAAATTTTATAATGTATACTTTAATGATAAGGCAGAAGAGTTCCTTACGATAGAACAAGCACAAAAGAAGCGTTTAAAGGACTCTAAACAGAATGTGTGTATAAATGTACTAAAAAAGGATAAAGATGCCTTACAATTGCTTATAGACACTATTCCAGAGGATAGAAGAGAAGAAGTAAGAGAAATTGTTAGTTTAAGGGTTAAATCTTGGAGTTGGAAGACTAAAGACCAATGTCAAATCATAGAAGGAGAAACTTCTTTAGAGGAGTACTGCTTCTAATCAATAAATTTTATATTATGGGAATTTTAATCACAGTATTTATAATAATAGTAATAAAAATAATAGTTACAATTAAAGAGAATTAATTATGAGAGGTACACAACCACATTACGAGAACGGAAAAGATTATGATATCATAGATGTTATAAGAGATTATGATTTAAACTTCTGTAGAGGTAATATCATCAAGTATATTGCAAGAGCAGGTAAGAAGCACGATGAACTACTTGACTTAATTAAGGCACAAGACTACTTAAATAGGGAGATAGAACTGTTAAGAAGTAAAGATAGGATAGACAGATAAATGTTAAAGAAATGTTAAAAAACATTGTCAATTCAAAAAAGTATTGTAGATTTGAGTATTACTAACAATTAAAACAAATATTATGAAAGAACAATTAAAGGATAAGATATTATCAATAAGACCAGAATACTCAACAGAAGGCTTTTCTTCGAACCCACTTCCTAATGAGGTTTCTATATATTATGAAGGAGAAGATTATACAATAGATTTGTTTCTTGATGTAAACGAAGTGTTAAGGATAGACATATTAGAAGGTGAGTATGAGGTTGATTTATTAGATGAAGATGTTGAATTTATATGTAGTTATCTTTCAGGTTTGTTACATTACGAAATAGAAATTACCGAGAGGTATTACGAGGCTGAAAGAGGTGAACAAGATAGCTATTACTACTACAGCTAAAAAACAAAATAACAACACATTAGTTATCATAATATGAGTAATTCACAAGAGATTAAGCCAACAGATGGTAGAAAAGGGAATAGTAGAAAGAAATCTATTCCCAAGCTACCTGTACCAGATAAAGAGAGGTCTAACAAACCTGCAATGAATACTGCTAAGAAGAATCGTAAGAAGCAATATGCTAAGAAAGCTATCAAGAATGTGTTTGGTAGTGAGGTAAATGCTTTTGAAAGTTTAGCTAAGAAGGCAAAAGAAGGTAGCTACAATCATATGAAATTGCTTATGGACTATGCTTATGATGAAGATAAGGAAACCTCTACTAAGAAACCTAATGCTCCTGTGATTAATTTCTTTGGAGATAGTATCGAGGGTAAGAAGATTAAAGAGAAGATTATAGACGTAACACCAAAAGATGAGTAAGATAGACATACACGAAAAATACATACCTATTTTCAAGAATGAGAGTAGGTATTTTGTTGTTACAGGAGGTAGGGGTAGTGGTAAGTCGTTTGGTATAAACGTATTCTTACTTAACCTAACCTATGAACAAGGTCATAAGATACTGTTTTCACGTTATACTATGATGTCAGCACATACATCTATTATACCTGAATTTATTGAGAAGATTAACTTAATGGGAGTTCACGATGATTTTAGGATAACTAAAGATGAGATTATGAACCTAAAGACAGGTAGTTCTATAATATTTAAAGGTATTAGAACATCGTCTGGTAATCAAACTGCTGCACTTAAATCCTTGAATGGTATAACTACGTTTGTAGTTGATGAAGCAGAGGAACTTGTAGATGAAGGCACATTTGATAAGATAGACTTCTCTATACGTTCACAAACTAAACAGAACAGGGTTATTCTTATATTGAATCCAACAACTAAAGAGCATTGGATATATCAGAGGTTCTTCCAAAATGAAAACGTATTAGCAGCCTCTAATATGGTTAAGGGTAATGTTACTTATGTACATACAACTTACAAAGACAATAAGAAGAACTTATCTCAATCATTCTTGGAGAGAATTTACGAGATGAAACGTAAGAGACCAGATAAATACCAGCACCAAATATTAGGAGGTTGGCTTGAGAAAGCAGAAGGTACTATTATAAGAAAATGGAGGGTTGGAGACTTTATTCCTACAGAACTTACTTGTTATGGACAGGATTTTGGATTTTCAGCCGATTTAACGACACTTGTGAAGATTTCAGTAGATAAGAACGCAAGAAAGGTTTGGGTTAAGGAAATCTACGGAAAACCTAATCTAAACACATCTGAGATAGCAGGTATGAATAGAAGAGAGTGTGGTATGGATTTAATTATTTGTGATAATAGTGAGCCACGTTTAATATCAGAGATGAAAACATTGGGTCTTAATATAAAGCCTACAGTAAAGAAGAAAGGTAGTATATTATCAGGTATTGCTTTAATGCAAGATTATGAGATAGTAGTAGATAGAGGTTCTCACGGTATAATAAGAGAGCTAAACAACTATGTATGGAAAGATAAGGGTGAAGCACCAATAGATAAGTTTAATCA